TCTCCATCAAAGGTATCAACAATCTCAAATATTATTCTGAGTTGATAAAGAACTGGAAGATTACTAATCTAGATTATAGTGAATTGCAATCTGATGAGAGTAATGTATTTCTATATGCAGATCCACCTTATCAAGTAAAAGATAATCTCTATGGTCATAAAGGTCAGATGCATAAAGGTTTTGACCATGCAAGATTTGCAGATATCATGGATGCACATTTGTGCAATGTTATGATATCATATAATAACCACCCTGATATCGTACATAGATTTGAGGAGTGGTATCAGTATGACTTTGCTCATACTTATACAATGAGATCTACAGGTACATACATGATAGATCAAACAAAACGTCGTGAA